TTAATAATAAGTTCGAATTTAGTTTTACGGCATATTTAATTAGTAGAATACTATTCCTAACCCTCGGCCGGTTTTGTTTTATAATAAAATAAAATAAATGAAATAACGACATGCTAGCATGTCTAATATTAACATTACGTAACCAAAGTTCATTAGTATTAATTATGATATTTTATGATAATAAGAATATCTTCCGGATTTGTGTCCTTAATAGGCAGGGTATGCACTATTAAGGACTTGGTACAAATGGCGGAGTATTCGGATCTAAACCATTATGAAATTCTGACTGCTTAGTTTTATATTCACGATATTTTTCTTCACATTGTTTAATAAATTGTCGATGATACCATTTAAGTGATTGATTAGCCTTCCCCCCTGATTTTCTTTTCTCCTTAATTCTGTCTCTAAATTCTTCCCATCCCGCCTGGACTTCTTCTACTGCTCTATGGTAATTTGATTGGAATTGTGATTCTACTTCCAATATGACATTATGAATTATATTTGATCGAACTTGAGCTTCAAAGGCCTGTTTATTTACTTTTTGATGGACAATCACTTCGGTGTGGTTAGTTTTTTGCTCTCGAAGGAAAGTATGACCTAACGGATACAAATCATCATGTTGTAAGTAAAAAGAATCTTGAGCCGTATCATTTGAGCATACATATTTTTCATATGTATAAGGATTAAATAGGTTACCCTCAGGGAAAGAAACTAATGGAACAAATTCGTTTGAAAATTGTGTAACAAATAGTTTCTTATTTCCTATTATTTGTTTGACCTTTTTAAATGGTAACATGAATCTTCCACTTCCACGAGCAAACTTATACAGAATTAACTTTTCAAGATAATAATCCTCATCCTGAAAAAAACCTGAACGAAGGGCTTGCCATTTCTGAGCTAATTCTTTATTTAGATATTTATGGAACCCCGCTTGAATTAAAAATTGATATAGTAATAAATTATAATGTACGTTGATATCTTTTATATATTCTTCATCTAATTGTCTAATATCTAACACTGTCCATGGCATATCTGACCAAATTGAAAATGTAGCATTCAGACCGATATTTGTATTAAATCTGTTCTTTAAATTTTGTTGAGGGACTAAGAGATCACGAGTACGAGGCGTCGCAGTGTCTGCGGACTCCTGTATTTGATAAACTATTATTGTCTCTTTCTCTGATTGTCCCTCTATTCTTAAATCACCTTTCCATATTTCGGTATAATTATGTGAATTTTTAAATATTAATGGTTGGTATGTTATAAATTGTGAATATTTATCGATAAAGAATGCTTTATGTTCGGTTTGTTTAATTATTGTTTTAACAGTATGATAGGCATCCTCTCTCATGCTAAAGACAGGCAATTTTGTTAGCGTTATAGGATACTGTTGTTTATTATAACGGAAATCAAGATCGTAATTCGTGTCATAGTTACGAATCGATTTTGATTGTGAATTGATAACATCCTGGGTCAAGCCTTGAGTAAAAATATGATAAGGATGATATTTGAATAATTTACTCGCAACCGAACCGTTATCTGATAAGGGTAAATATATAGTTTGGTTTTCGAATGAATAATGTGAATGAATCCTGGTTATGAGTTGTGTTAATGGTAATGAAGGAATTGTGAAATGAGTGCAGGGTATGCTACTCAATTTGTTTGTGAATGACCTGAGTGTTGGCATTTTGAAATATTTTGCGATGTATTCTTGTGAAAAGAAACTAAATACCGGAAATGGTTCTTCTTTTTGTCCCGTACCCGCGTTATTTGGTGTTATTACTATGTCTCCATCCTGATATCGACCAACTCGACCAATGATTTGTTCCCATGAGCCAATGTCTGATATTGATTTTTCAATTCGTCCTCTTACATTTTTAACTATTGTTCCACAATCTATCAACATTCGTCTATTCGGTATATTAATTCCGGCCATTATTATTTGTGTTGCAACTAAAACTTTTCCCCTTAGATCTGGTAGTTTAATTTCTCCGGTAACTGCATCTTTTGTTCTATTACTTAATTCAACACACTGGATATGATTATAAGATAAAGCAGCAATGACATCATCTACCTCTGGGTATGTATTTACGAATAAAATTGCTTCTTTCGCTTCTTCTGGATATTGGTCTTTTGCCCACATGTATGTATCAGCAATATATTGTGCATTATTATATGGATTCGCTGTTCCCTTCCGATAAATTGTTTTATTAAATCTCTGTTTTATGGGCACGTCGATTGTTCCTATTGCTAATTCTGGTAATGAAATTGGTGTAGCTGACATATAAAAATTTAAAGTATGATAATTTTCTCTTACAATTAGATTATTAATACATGATAACATCTCACCGGATACCTCATGAAACTCATCATATAGAAAACAAATTGAAGACATCGGATTACGAAAAGCCGCAGGGTATGCAGGGTTTTCCTTCTCTGATGCTTCCTGAATAACATTATGTAAACGTTGACTTGCATGACCATATGTTGATATATATAATGTTAATTGATCTTCGTCTTCTGGTGGAAAGAAATCGATTTCTACCTTCCTTTTAAGATGGACTAACTTAATATCAGGTCTATTCCATTTTGGGAAATCGTTCTCCTTGAATGATTTCACTAGGACATTGCGTGGAAATAATATCCACATTTTGAATGGACGATTTGATTGGACTTCCTTTTGTGAGAATAAGGTTTTATGGTGTTCAAATAAGGATGCGGGAAATAATGTAGTTTTACCGGTTCCAGTCGGTGCGGATATAATGGTTCCTTTAGTATTGTAGTTGTCATCCTTGTATTCTTTAATGAAGCGATAAATCACTCCACCGTCAGAAATTATATGTGATTCCCAAGGATTTTTAAAGGAATTAGGTGAATATTTTTGAGTGGAACCGTTAGTATTTCGGAAATTGTATGCTCCGTTGATGATGAGAACGAAACATCGGATAATAGGTACTGTCCAGATGAGTATCAAATCGAATCGTAAGAAATACCCTAATTGAACAGGTAGAAAATCAACGACGAAATTTGAAAATCTTTTTGATTGTATATAAGGATCTTTTGGCATGATCGCACTTATCTCCTTATCGCTATCTGCTGTTATGTGCCAGTTAACTAGTGAAAGGATAGCATAGATTTTCGGGATATCAACCAAATAGAACATAATGAAACGATATAATGGTCCAATCCAACGTAATTTTAAGATCATTTTTTCTATAGGATATTGGATTAAATATACGATGGTTGTTAACATAGCCATATTAGCGTATACATAGAATGGATGCGCATAAACTTCTGCTTGATATTCTGGGTCAGCTATTTCTTGATAAAATGTTGATCCATCACAAACCGCTCCCCATGGACTAAGAGCAACCTTTGAGGCCCATGCCTGTTCGGACTTCAGAACTGTTTGATACTGTATGCCGTTAGGTGTGACAACCTTACGGACATACCGCATCCAAATGAATTTTTCAATCCATTTATTTTTTAATGGAAATGGGTTTTCGGGATAACAGTTCAGGAAATTAGGTTGCATTTTATACCATTGACGTGGCATTTCAGCTATATAAATTTGTCCAAAGTCGGCGATTTGACGTACAATGTTCTCTGGATCATAACTTTTTCTTTCTATTTTAGCCCAGAAGTCTTTGGCATATTGTATTTCATCTCTTGTTTCTGGTTTCATGTGCATAGCAAGAACCTTATAATAACTTGGACAAGGATGTGATTTCAAGAATGCATAAAATGCTTTTTGGTAAACGGTCCTTTGTTTATGATTAGCAGCAAGTTTAACACAATATTCTATTTGTTGATCAATATCATCTGTATGTCTAGCAAAACCAGGTCCATGTTCCCTTAGTAATGTTCTAAATTCACTTATTATTTTATTTTTGGGTCGCATTTCGATTTCTCCATTAATAAATTTTACTTCAGCCAAATTTTTTCCACTATAATACAATTTTGGTAATCCCATTGTGTCTGAACGTACTGAACATTTAAAATCTGGAATTTGCATTATCTCAGCAAAATATTCTATATCATGTTTATATTCTAATGCCAATAATGTATACAATTGTGGATTGAAAGCAGTTAACGCAATATGACCAAGTGTCCGCTCTAACATTGTCATTAATGATTTATGATTAATAATTGAAGCTTGATAATATCTAATTGCTGTTCGTCGTAATAACATCTCTGATGGTTCTTTGTAGATTACAAATTCCGGATAACTCCGCAGTGTCTGCTGGGGTTGAAATTTCATTTTAAGATTTTCAAAATTTTGTTGTATACCCTTTCTCCATACTTTAAGGTCTTGTTGGTCTCTTTCGGTTGGTTTTCTACATTTATTACCAAGATACATTAAATCACTAATTTTACTGCAATACTCTAACTCTAAATCTATACCAAACACTGAATAACATTCCCTTAATCGTTTTAAATTTAAATTTCTTGTTAACATTGCAATAACACTGTCATCCCCAGTATTGAATAATTCAAACTCTTTAAAGAATTGGGAAACATCCTTTTCCATATTATGGTATAACATCCAACCAGCAATTATTGCCGCTTTATAACCCCAGGTATTATCCCATGATGTAGCACTTTGGCCGGTTCCCATACCTCTATTTTTAAAATGCACTTGCATATATAAACCCTGATTCTCATCTACTTCCCTCAAGAAATTCACCATTTCTTCGTCTTTCTTTTTAACTATTGTATTAAGAAAATTCTTTGGTGCGCCCCACTCCTGAAATGGAATTGGATTTTTTGATAGGAAATGTTTGTCTTGTGTAAGATAAGTTAAGAAAGGTGCATTAATTTTAAGTTCTGCGTTCTTGATATTATATTGTGAGAGTTGATGATTATTGATGAGTGAAAGCAGTGTCTGCATTTCAGTATTATAATCATCATATGAATTTACTTGTCTATATTCTAAACAACGATTAGAATTTTGCACTGACCGAAAATTGTTTTTTGATAAATCAATAAACTTCTGCGTCAAATGCGGTTTCTGGATAGTACTAACAGGAACAGTATTATTGAGTGCAAAGAAACGGTACTTTTCACTTAACTGTGCAGGACTATGTGCTAATAATACCTTACCGTGGGGTATGGTATCATAAATTTGTTGATAATATTTGTTTATTTTGGTCCAATTGATACTTGGTGATTGTTTTTCTTCAATTATTTTAGAATATAGGGGATGTTTCGCACAATATTCATCCCCATCTATTATATTTTGTTTTTGTTTAATTGAAAAGGTTGATTTGCCTGATCCAATTGGTGAAATGATTGCTAATTTATGATGATTAAAGCTTGAATCTTCACTGAATTGATTGACCTGATAGTCGTATAGTTGTGATGCATCTTTTACGAGTATTATTTTTCCCCTGTAACTATCTATGTTATTATAATTAATATCTTCAAAGAGTATACAATTAGGCAGAGTCTGCGCTAATTGTTGTCTCTTATCTTCTTCTGGTATTCCAATCGTTAGTGCGTCATATTTAGGCTCGGTAATCCCAATCACATACGAATCTGCCATTGATTGATATTTAGCATCTAATACTGAGGCAATATTCTTACCATTCTCTAGCCCATCAAAACCAAGATAAGCCAATTGGGCTAAGACTTCGTATATGAAAGGACTCGTTCTACTGTCATATTCTGACGCATCTGCCATTAAATAAACTCCCCCCTGACTTTTCTTGGCATGTAATTTTTCGAATAAATATTCCATATTTTGATTTAGAACCATTCCCATACCAGCTCCCGTTGACCTCCAGGTTAGTCTTTTATTTCTCTCCATTTGAATACATTGGTCAACAAAATAACTACTTAAATCTTGAGCGACTACTGTTCTCAAATTTTTATTACCATGAGCTACTTTTGTTATATCTACGACTTGGCTCTTAACGAATGCATGATAAAATTGACGATGATATTTTCCCGATAATAGATCATTCCTTGTATTTTCAATAAAAACATCGTCCCAACCTGCTTCAAACATTTGACTTCGTTTACGGTAGATTTCTAAGAAAGGTGTTCCAGGTGAATATTTAGTTTTGATATATGCTTCAACCTGTTCAGGGATAGTTAACTTACAATTTTTGAGAGCGTTGGGATATTGATCCGCAAGGCCCCTTGCGATTGTTAATGCTAAACTACGAAATTCGGGTGTTAATGGTGAATAAGTAGGCGAATACCGTTGGATACTTCTTCTTATTCTTTCGGCATGATTGATACCATATAAGACTCCATCTCCCCCGATTTTGGTATCATATTCTTTAACATACTGAGCAACTCTATCATCATATTCTTCATCCAAGACATATTCGTCCTCTTTCAAATTATAAAACTCAGCCTCCCATTTCGTTAATAATATCTTTTTAAAATTAATTTTACGTCTTTGTTCTCCCCCAATCTCAGCATTTTTCCCCTTTATATCCAAGTCTCTTGCTGTTGATTTTAGTCTTTGAATATATGCTTGATAATCTTCTAAAAATGACTCTCCCTTCTTATCGAGACGACTAAATATTATCTCTTGTTCCAATTTTAATCTCCATTGTAAAAATGGTGTTTTAGTTACTCCACTAAGTGCCCAAGCATTTTTAAGTCTTTTTGAATCATTTTTCCCGAATACATGGTCACACATGTATCCTACAGTAAACCAAAGTTGACACCAGATTGTATATGATACTTGATAAACTAATTGGGATATATAAAGAAGAACATTCCAGATTCGAGTGAAGAATAATAACCAATGTTCAATTCGTTGTTTTATATAAAGATAAAGATAATGCGTCCAATTTAAAATTGTCTCATTCATCGACAATACATGATGCAACATTTTATTAAATTTGATATACCATTTAGCATTATCTGATTTTAAATAGGAATATATTGATGGTGGTATAGCTTTATCGGTTCGTTGTTTAAGTTTACATTTGGTTAAATATGTTCTGGCACTCATGATGGCAATATGTGCAGCTTCCTCTTCAGTGTATGGACAGCCATTCATAGTCTCTGATGTCAAGGCTAGATGATAAAGTGTAGCTAATTGAGCCAAAAAGTTTTGTTCTGATTCAAAATACTCCGTTTCTGAATTAATTTTGTTTTTCATTTCATCTTCTTCCAATGGAATCAATTCTTCTGGCACGCCCTGTTTGCGTAGTCTATCTTGACATTCTTTTAATGTTAATCCCTCAAAATTTCCCATATCTGAACCAAAAGTATTTGGTTTAATTAATTCAGGTTGTGGATTATGTTGTCTATTTCTCTCTCTTTCAAGTGTGTTTCGAGCAATCAAATTTTGTTGATTATCCATTTGTTTATTAAAAGCACACCCACCCTTAATTGCCATGCACATTGAATGATTTAGTTCAAAATTAATATTTGCTTCTCTTGTTCTCTGATCTTTTGGGGTCATAGCAGGACAATGAGCAGTGTCTGCGTCATCACCTGTGTTTACGTCTGCAGCAAATGCTAAGTGATTGAACTCATATTCTAACATAGCACCATTAATTTTAATGCGCATATAATGTGAAATGTTGAATGCGATCTGTGATGGTATTAATACAAATAATGTTGAAATAAATGCTATTACTAAAATAAAACAAGCACCAAAATTACCATATGGTGCAACTTGAGGTATTATTCCCCACTGACAAGAAAAAAATGCTGTATAAGGTTTGTGTTCAGCGTTTTTGATTATTTTCTTTAAGAAATAAGGAGAAAATGGTAATGGTATTTCTATCTTCTTTCCCGTAAAGATTCGATATTTGTGGGCAACCCATCCAAATTTCTCATAGAACCCCTTTTGAGTATCAAATAATAATTCAAACTGCTCACCTGTTACATTATCCTGCAGTTTAAAATGCCCGAATGGTAAAGGTAAATTATCCACTTGATGAATTATTAGACTAGTCCTACATGAATACCAATTGGCTATCTCATTGAGTATTTTGTCAAATGTATTATTTAGACAGAGTAATGCCACTATTAAAGTTGCTGGACCATTAACACAAGCAATCACTGGATATTCCCATAAGCCAGCAACCAATTTATTCCTTATACGTGTGTGTTTATCCGCTAATATCAAGTCTGTAAAAAGGGGTATCGATAATACTGCCGCAATAAAATAATGATTATAATGATATACACAATAAACAAAAGTATATGCTCGAGCAGCTGTTAACAAAAGTTGTTTCTTAAAACGATGAATTAAAGCCAGGAGATATAGAATATAACCATAAGGCAAGAATATGTAATACTGTAATGGGACCTTAAAACCGTTGTAATGGAGGAACCCCAGGAACGCCAACCAGGAGGGTTGGATCCATCTATGAGTATCTGGAATTTTTCCATTTTCACTATTTTTATACATACGATCAAGATATGCATCATGCACTATTACGTCACAACCCTGCATGATAGCGGTGTCTACTGTTCCCGCTCCCCCGTGACAATGAATTGTATGATATTGTTTAAAAACTGAATAGTGATAAGGTTTTTTTATTTCAGTAATGGCAGAGTCTGCACGAACTGATTCTGGTATAGTTTCCACTTTATCACTACCGCATAACCATGCTGCATTTGTACCAACATTTTTGTGTTTATTATTTTCTAATAACTTATATCCATCTGCAGAACGGGGCAACACACAATCAAATCTACTACCGATTTGTAATTCTGCTATAAATAAATAACTAGTTAAATCCATAAACCAACCCGCAATCAAATTGATGCCTACAGCATCTCTAATACACGTCATTGGATGAATAAATTCTGATGACGGTTGTAGTGAATATGAGTTTCCGGCTTGACATGGTGTATGAGGTAATAAAATATATTTGTAACCATGCATATAGGCAGTTCTCAACTCAAAATACCCCGGAATAAAACACCAAATAGAACCACGTCTTAAGCCATCTAATTCTTCTGGGGTAGCATCTTTTGCTATATAAACGTGCGTTCGAGTACCAAAATAAGCCGCTAATCTCGCATAATAAAGTACTGGTATAATATCCCCCTTCGTTCCAGCACAAACAACTAACAACATCTTTGACAAATCCTCATCACTATCATAAACCGGGTTTTTTGATTGAGTCAAAAGTGGCAATGATTTATTGGTAAGATCAGGAGCTAGCCAATTAAATTTTGGCAAAATGAAATTTCTAATTTTTAAACAATAAACCACAAAATAAAACAGGGAACCATAAATAATGATATTACTAAAAGAAAAAAAAGATGAAATTGTATCACCCAATAGTATCGCGTTTGTAGTTAACGTCTCTAGGATGTTATAATCTAAAAAATCATATATAAATCTATTTATAATAACCTGTAAACCAAAATAAGAAAACAAAGAAAAACGAACCCTAAACCTTGAGACCAAAACTCTATTTAATATAATATATAAACCTATAATAACAGAAAAAATAAAAAGATAATGTATAATCAAATGAAAGACGTACACCAGGTATGTGCACGATTTTATATAATAATAAATACCTGTAAGAGATTTGAATGATAAATATAAACCTTCCTGTATCCATAGCAGGGTATGCTGTATGGTTGCAGGAATGGTTATAGTGAATGAAGAATTAGCTTCTGCCATTGGTATTAGGGTCACCCCGCCAATGAAAGTGGCTATCTTCACCAATTGATAATAAAACTTTGCTTCAATTTGAAGATAATAATCTATGTAAGGGTTACGGGAATTATTAGTGCTATTAGTATTAACAATTATCTTGGGTTTTTTGTGTATGCAGGCACATTTCCTACACACTTTCATATTTTCATTTATGAAATATGGAGTTGCACATTCCCAATCTTCATTCTCCCTTTCTGAAATTTTCTTCTTTTCTTCAAAAGATAGTCCATTTAATTCATTTTTGAAAACGACTCCCAGATCACCCTGATACAATGGATACTCTATCTGTTGAAATTTAGGCACGAAAAATTGATCTTCTTTACGATGAGTTTGATACAAGAATGAATGGTAATGATTTGGACTAGAACGATTAAAATGATATGAAGTCCATGTATCGAACGGTAATGTACTCTCAGTTATCGGTTGACATTGCCGTGACCATAACGATATTTCCCCCTCAAATAAACAAATTCTGAATTCATTGACTGTGCCTAATTCAATCATTTCACCATTATTATAAAAGCCATAATTAATGTGTGATTTGCACCATTCTGATTTTCGTATAATATTCCATTTAAAGAAATGTTGATATTCGAATATTTTCTCTCTAGTTTTTTCTGTTAAATAAACATTCTTCAACTCTTTTGGCAAGATATCATTCTCATGTTGAACATGTATGGCGCGATCTTTAAGACAGATGGCATATTTTAGATACCCGTCTTTCCGCAGTGTCTGCTGGAAGGATAAATCATGCTCATGGGGACATTTTTGTTTCTTATCTATAGAATGAGCTCGCTGATAAGCCTCCACTGGAGCTGACTGGAATGTTGAATCAGCAACATTGAACGTAAAGACTGGAGCCGAATAATGGATATTAGCACCATAATAAGAGAAAGGATGTTGTACTTGCCATAATTTTCCGGATAAATTATAATAACGGAAACAACCCTCTTCAACTTTTCGATAATGTTCTAAATCCGGTGTGGTACAAGAATAAAAATTTTTCCATTTGGTCGGTGCTATAGAGTGTTTACAATATTGGGTCTGGTAACGAAAATTTGGATAAACTATGTCATAATTCGATAAAGGTTTCGGTTTTGGATAAATAACTGTACCCTTAGGAATTAGAGTTAATAAATTATTGATAGGTTTCAGTGCAAAAGAAAGATCACTCAAATCCCGATGTGGAAGATCCCAATTTGTGTAGACATCGAATGGAAATGTTACATAGTCTTTTAGAACACTAGTATGTTTTGGTCTAACCGCAAAAGTTTGTCTGATATTCTGCGGATCATTGTATTCACTCAAAATATGGAACCAACATGTTTCTGAACTTGCATTAATATCTAATGTACTAAGTGAGTGATCTTTTACAACGACATCTTTACAACCATGAGTTTGTTTAATATATGGTAAAATTTGATGGAATGTTTCTATATCATGTTCAACAGCCCCCGGATTGTGTACAAATACTGAACTCAGTTCTTCCCCAGTTATCTTCCCCTTTTTAACATTGAAACATTGTGGACAATAAATTAAATTTTTGTACTTGAAACAGTCCCGTTTTGCAGAATGACCACATTCCGTTTTAATTATTTTATCAACTTTTCCAAAACCGGCAAGTTTAAATATTTCAGGATTTGTGTCTGAAACAAATAATGTGTTGGCCGGAATCTTAATATTGGAACGATCCATTACGGTTAACCAAGAATGATGATGATCAGGTATAGATCGGTATAATAAATCAGCTGTGAATGTTTCAAAAGGTAAAGGAACAGTAGCTATAGGTTCACACGTCTTAGTCCAGAATGTTAGTTGAGTTAAATGGAAAACCATAATATAATGATCATTTTCTGCCACGACAATTGCTTTACTATCAGAGTATTCCCTACAGGATAGATGGTGACACCACTTATGTGGCCTATTGACCTGTCTGAAACCGAATGAAAGACATTTTTCAATCTGTAGGATATATTGAGGTGGAATTGTTAAGTCATATTGCATATCAGAGAAGAAAGCCAACTTCGGAACAAGATGTTGCTCAACCTTAACTGTAAATGATTCAAAAAATTTTTTTCTTAATTTAAGCCGATCCTCTTCAGGATAATATAATGAAAAACTATTTACACTAGTTTGTTTATATAGCCGCAGGGTATGCAGGTTCCTTATTAATTGAGAATCCCATTTGAATCTAGTATAGGCACTACTATCAAATAATTCATATCCCTCCGGAACCTTAAATATGGTTTTGTCCCGTTTATCTGTGTCCGGATTAAAATCACTACTGTGCTCTGACCACCAAGAATTATTATATGGACATGTTGAATGATACGTCTGGAGAGTGGCCAACGAGAATATGTAATCACAATCTGTTCGGAGCGATGACCAAGAAAATTTAGTAATATCTATTGGAACATAGTCAACCTTTGCATATCTTAAAAGCACAAATTTTTCCCTGTCTGTACCAGAACGTCGGTAACTAAGGATATCCCGACCAAAGAATCGAACAGCATGATATGTTTCAGATCCAGCCATACCCTGTAGTAACCCAG